GTAAACAAGTGATTCCCGGCAACTTTTTCCAGTGTCATGCTTTTAATAACCAGCGATCCGGAAGTATTTCCAGCCATACGGAGCGCAAAGTTATTCCCGGCGGCATTGCTGATAATGTAAACAAAGCCAGCCCCGACAGTTTTTACAATCGAAGTTAACTGCGATCCGGCTGCCGTTACGAATAGTGTCCCGTTAGCGGTTGACGATTCAATCTCAAAGCTAAATTTCCATACAAAGCCAAAAGGAACATTACCCGTTGTTTGGTTAATCTGTCCGTCAGAAGTCCCGGTATATTGGAACCTTCCACCTGTTAAGTCAGACCATCCACCCGTCATACTTGCAGGTGTAGTTAATACATTCGCTGCAAGTGCTTTACCCTGCGAACTATCTAATAGTATATTTGTCGTTGTATAGCTATAAAAATCAGCATTCGTGTTCAGCCTGATCCAGCTTACCAGACTGCTATCCCTTAATTCTTCCGGTACGGTAAAGCCACCGGCAGATTCAACTTCACCGGCAACAACTTTAAAGAAGTAATTGGTAAATGCTGTTAATCCTGTTACTGTGAAGTGGCATTCGGTTGGTTCGCTTATTTCGCCCTCAGTTGCATTAACCGGAGTGCTGGCATAGGCTGTTGATGTTCCCCAATTTAAAGCCGGTGTTAACGGTGTTGAACCAGGATCAACAATGCAGGACACAACAAACGTAGTGTCAGTAATAGTATCAATTACCGGAGTACCAACAATAGGCGGTTGGTTCACATTTGACCCGATGCGAAACCCCAACAAAGGGTCATAACTGCTATCCCCGCTATCGGAAAGTCTTACCCTGCCAAGTGCGCTATCATAGATAGTTATTCCTCCGGCATCCATTGACCGCACACGTCTTAACCGCCAGTCATAGCCTCTGTTCATCTATGTCAGAGTTAAACATCCGTTTGAACCGTCAAAATCAAGTGTTATGGTATCGCCATCAGCAAGGGTTACTGTCGAACCAAGATCATACCACCCAATAAGTTCATCATTGGTAGCAGTTTGGTTGAAGATTACCACATATCTGAATGCTGCAACAGCCCCGGTAGCAGATAACACGAGATCGTCAATGACCAACTTATAAACTCCAGAAGTCTGACCGGACGAGCCTGTAGTCAGAACACGGGCAGATAGGTTAGTGTAAGATATTTGTGTGAGGTCTGCGAGTACCGCATTTGTGGCAACAGGGGCTACACTTGTAAGTGCGATTTGCAGTGTGTCGCTGCCAAGGTTGTGCTTCTTATGAGCCAACGCCTCCGTTAAGGAGTTGAATTTGTTGAATGTGTATGCCATTAGCCTTGGTAATTAGAAAAGAGTGGAATTGATACATAGTTAAGAGATGTACGGTCATCCCATACATTGTCTTTCAGGTGATCACCGTCAGCCCATGATGTAGTCCAAACTGTACCTACTTTGGTTTGCTTTCGGATAGCCCATTTAGCGGCAGATGTGGGGAGGTCGGAGATTACTCCATTCACGGAGTATTCATCAGGGAAACCCTCATACAAAACTGTTCCATCAGTTTCGTCTGTCTTTACGGCTAATTCAAATTCACGAACTTTCTTTGCCATGAGAAATATATTTGTAGCAAAGATAAGTAAAAATAAAATACTATACTGATTGGTAGATCAACTGTCGTTCCTCGTCTCTGATACCGAGATACTTTTTGGTTATTTCTAAACTTGAATGATTGAATATGTCATTGAGCATGACAAGTGCGTATTCCTTGCTTTTATTGGTGTCTAATACCCTTCTGCCAAGGGTTTTTCTTGTGCTGTGGGTTGATATGTGCTTATCCCATCCCACAATTGAGGCTGAGTAATACCTTAACTGTTTTGAAATGTACTGAGAGGACATTACCCCCGATTTTGACCAGGATTTGAATATGAACTCGTCTTTAGCAGGGGTGAGTTTGTCAAATGTGTCCTGTATGGATTTCTGAGTATCGGGTGCAATGGGAATTTGCCTTAGTTTCTTTGTCTTGCTCTCAATGATACTCAACTGCTTTACCCCAATGACATCTACCCACCTGAGCGAAAGCATATCCTTTGCCCGTAAACCGAACTTCTTACCCATTGCAAGGTAAAGGTATATCCTGTACTGCTTTGCATCCCATAAGGCTTGCTCAATCTGAGCGCAATGGTTCCAAGCGATAAAATCACTTGTCTTGTTCTTCGGGGGTTTCGGGGCGTTCATACATGATTGTATTGATGTTAGTAATCTTATGGATTTCACCTTCCTTGGTCTTAATATAAAACCAACCGTCCTTTCCTTCTTCAATCTCGTCTGCATTGGTTTCAATGTCGTAGTGCATTACACGCTCACCATCAGCACTTGCCCACCAGTTAAATTCTATTCGTTTTATTTTTAATCCTGTGATGTCCATAACATGTATATAAACGACAAAACTACGGATTAGCCCCGTAGTTTGTCAAGCGTTTGGAAAGATTTATTTTTATGAGCGAGTGAACTCTATACTGACCACAGCATTTCCTCCAACGTCAGCCTTATCTACCTTTAATTGAAGTGTTTGTGCTGCGGTGAATGTATTATTCCCGGTGCAAGTACTCTGAACTACCGTTCCTGCGGCTGAGGACATAGGAATTGTAAGCGCACCACTAACGAGTGATGCACCTGCTACGGCTGTGCCGCTATGATTGAACAATGTTATGTAAGCATCACTTGTCCCGGCAATCGCTTTTGTAACTGAGACATGTATGTGAGTGATTGAACAAGCATATGGCAATCTAATTTTAAATGTATTGCCTGTATATGCTGATTCCCACGAAACAGGTGTCACAATCACTTCCTTCCTCATTTCAGCAGAAACTTTTGCAGGAGTTACCGCATCGTTAGCGATTGTCAAAGCCCCACTTGAAGCAAGGGTAGCATCTCCTGAAATTGCCACTAAAGCGGATGTCACGCCAGTTCCAACGAGTATCCTACCACTTGTCTTAATATCGGTTGCTGTGGCAATATTACTTGAGTTACCGATCAGTATTGACCCCTGAGCAAGTGTTTGCCCCAACTTAGCATTAAGTTGCGCCTGTATTCCTGATGTTACCCCTACAAGATAACCCAACTCAATGGCTGTTACCGATGCAGGGGTAAGAACTCCGCTTGAATCTGTTACAGCAACACGGCTGGCTGTCAATGCAGCAAGTTTTGAGAAAGCAATGGCGGCTGTCGGTGCAATATCGGCATTGGCAAGTGAGGCTGCACCCACAGTAACCTTGGAGTCTATCTGCGTTTGTAGGTCAGATGTAATACTTGCAAGGTAGCCGAGTTTTACTGCGGTCAATAGGCTTGCTTCAAGGAATCCTGTTGAGCCGATAATAGGCACATGATCTGCTGTGAGTGCGGCAAGTTTACTTAGCCCTATGGCTGCATCTGAGGCTATGTGAGAATCTTCAATCTCTCCACCACCAATGCCACCACCACCAATGAAAACATTCTCTGAGAAGTCGGGAATAACAAAGCATTGCGGTGTAGATGTTCCTGAACCCTCCATCTGAGCAATAAATCTTTTGCCAAGTAAAAGAGTAGGTATCACACGACCCAATACAGTGAATGTAAAAGCACCAGGAGTTACCACACCACGATAGTAAATAACAAGGTATGTACCTTTTAATACCCCCGTCATGGTTATGGCAAAGTTCTGGTCAAGCGTTTTGGATCCGCTTATTTCAACCCAATTCGTTGAACTTCCAATATAGGTAGATAAGTCAAGTGTTGCACCTGATGTCGTACCTAAATTTATGTAAACTGAATTTTTATCCTGTGCCATTAGATTGATGGTATGTGTTCAACAATGAAATAATCAACGTAGATGTTACTTACTGCGGTTGTGTCAACTTTATACTGTCCAAGTTGGAATGTAACAGTATCTTCACCAAGTATGGCAGCATCAATTTGGATATTGTGGAATGTTTCTACCCTTTCTTGAGTGATGTTCTTTATGGTGAGTTTGTGGTAAGATTCTGTGAGAATGACATCGTATTCCAAAACGTATGTAGTTGCAGAATTTGGTGTCATTGTAAGTTCTGGTTGAGTACCAAATCCACCAGCCCCTTGAATGTCAACACTTGTAGTTATCTTAGGATTAGCATTCTCTGTTACAATTCCAACCTTAAACCTCAAAATGTCATCTGCCACAAGTTCGCAATCTGTTACATCTACATTTGCAGTAAATACAGTTGCATTCACTGATGATGAAAAGTTCTTCTGAACATAGTCAGCGTAGATAACCTTGGCTGTCCTTGCTGTATCTCCCGGTAATCCGATCAGATCACCAATCTTAATCCATGATCCTGATTGTTTTGACCATAAAAGGTATTGCTCATGCGGGTTAAGCGCATCCGTCTGAATGTACATATCCCCTACATTACCGCCTGATGGAGTTGTAACACCAATTGTAAAACGGAAAGTAGATGGTATTCCACTTCCACCGCCAGTACCGCTTGTTACAGGTACAATTTCAACCGATTGCTGATCGTCATTAAAGGTAAACCCCTCTGAGTTCAGTATTTCTACAATCCTTGCGTATGGAACGTCTGTCGATACACCGTTCTCCCTTGCAATAAGGAATTTCTGATATTCTGATTGGAGTTCTATTACTTTTGGAGCAAGCCTTGTTTCAATTACCCTGTTTGCATTTTTACCACCACTTGTTCTACCTGCGGCATCTGTCCATCTTTGAACAAAGGCTTTATAGGCTGCATACAAGTCCTCATTTATCGTATCGTTCCGTACATCAATGCTGTCAAGCCCTGATACGGAAACATATACTTCAATCAACGGGTCAACGCCCCAATGTTCCAAGGTATATGAAAGGGTTGTAGTAATCAATGCCGTCCATACTTTTGTCCAGATATTTGTTGATGATGTACCACCACCACCAATTACCCTTATTGATTCAATGGTTGTCTGTGCAGGGTTGGGTGTTCCCCAAACCCATCCAGAGCCTTCCGGATGAACAAGTTTATGCGATCTTTCAATGGTAGGTGTGATGCTTTCACCCTCGTATGTGACAGTGTAATTGCTTACATCGGCAGATGTCAATTGAGATGTACTTTGGTTTGCACTCATATTTATCACAACCGTAGGGGCTGTGAATGAGTATAAAACTGCTTTTGAAACTGAGTATGTGACTGTCCCGGTGTTCACCTTGTACTCCACAGTGTACGTCCCTTGCAGAGCAACCCCGTTTGAATCAACAGGGATATTACCTATGCTGAACTGCCATGCTGCGGCAAGGCTTATATCTGGTGAGGATAAGTCATTGGTAGCCCAACCAGTGTTTTGATAAATTATCGTTCCGGAAGGGTCTGTTACCTTGATAATCCCAAATATATGAGAAAGGGTATATCCCCATACAGTATTGTAATTTGCCCCGATAACATCAGTGAAAATAAGGGAATCGTTCACAAAGTCAAACATGACCTTGTACCTGATTGTTGATACTCCAAATGTAGGTGTTGCCATCTTTGAATATTTGAAGCAAAGGTATGAAATATATCAATAAAAAAACCCCGAAGTGTTTCCGGGGGTTTCTCTCAAATATCAAATAGATTAGAACTTCTTCTTCAGTTCCTCAATGATCTGCGCTTTCTGCTTACCATGTGTCTTGATGCCATGCTCCTTTGCCACAATTTTCAAGTCAGCCCACTCCATCATTTCAAAGTCAGTATTGGCATCTACCTTGGGGATTTCCCTTGCAGGTGCGATACCCTGAATCATCGCTGTAACGGTGTCATAGGCAATCTTGTCACTGGTAATGTACATGGCGAGTTTGTTCTTGGCAACTGCCAAATCAAATGCCTCTGTCGGGTTCAGTTGGAAGAATGAACTTCCATCCTTAAATGTCCATGAGTATTTGTTCCGGTCAAGCACAAGTTGTCCGTCATCAAACAAGGTCTGAATGTCGGCAAGAGGTTTTAACAACTGATCGCCACCATCAATAAACCTTTGCAGTGTAATGATACCGTCTTTGTTCAGTGATTCCCTGAGTTCAACAGCACGGAAGATTTCATCTTTCAGCACGTCAAGGCTCATTGTTGTAGTGTTCTGTACTCCAAATGCCTTGGCAATCTGACCGAGTTTATCTTCATCATCATACAGAGGGCTTGCCTCGTTGTACAAATAGAAGTGGTATGAAGCGATTTTCTGACGGGCTTCGGTGCGTTCCCGTGCTTCTGCTTCCCTGTCCTCAATTACAATTGTCCGGCTTTTTACAAACGGACTGAACAGCTTGTAGTACACGGCAAGTTCAAGGTCATTGATACCAAGTACCATTGTCCCCCTGAATGCGTGTCCTTTTGGTGTGTATTTTATTGTCCCGAAATCACCCTTCAATGCCTGATCACAATAGGTGACTTTGTTGGTTCCCTGTGCATTGTTTACCTGAACTGTAAATGGGGAGAATGCCATCTTCTTGCCTTCTTTCAACCTGGACTTCCGGTTTAAGGTCATTATGCCATCCCTCCATTTGATGCGCATTGGCTTCTTGGCAAGGGATATTTGTAGGCGGGATATTTCTTCGGCAATTTGTTTTGCGATAAGGTTATCGCTGTTAGCCGCTTTTTGCAGGTCTAACTTTTCATCGTTTATAAAAAACATTTGTTGTTGTTTTTGATGTTAGTAAAAAGAAAGGGGGGATATACCCCCCTTCCGGGATTACGATGTACGTTTGATGATAAGTCCTTTGTATGCTTCCAAGAATGGGAACATGGTATGGGACAGCCAGTAGGTTGAGTTACCGTCAATTTCGGAGATGATCGGCATATTGAGGGTCTGTTTCATAAAACCGTCCATTCCACCAAGCATACCTACAACCCTTTTACGGGAATATCCACCAAGACCAACGTAACCTGCATACAGGTTAGGTACGGTGAATCCGGTTTTGAAGTCTTTTACCATTGTCATTGGCAACATTACGGCTGAATCATTCAGCTTGTAATTGGAGTTACCAAGCAAGGTAGGATTGGCAAGCATCGGATCTTTAACGAAGCAGAACAGGATTCCACCTTTTTTCACGCATTTGAAGCCAAAGTTCAGGGTCATGTTCGGTGCGCCACTGAAAATATTGTCGTCAACATAGGTGAAAGAATCGGTCAAGCCACCTGATGTACCCTGTACTTTGTCGATGAAGTTGTTCTCTGCCTTACGCATGAACTCACCTCCACCGATAACAAGCACGATGTCATTGGTAATACCAACGCTTTCAAAGTATGCGGCTGCGGTGTCAAGGTCATCGGTGTCCATACCTGTTGCTCCAATTCCGATATCACCACCGAGTTCGTCAATCCACTGCCAGATACCCTTGTTTTTGTAAACGGTATTGCTCTTGCCGTCAATTGAGGACACCTGAGTGATGGAGTTGTTGTTTGCCTGTCCCATCCACAAAGCCATTGCTTCCTGAAGGTCAAGTAAGAACTCTGCACGGGTCAGTTCAAGGTTATAAAGTCCAATACCTTCAACCTGAACCCATTTCTGTTTTGCAAGTTCCATTCCACCGAACTTAATGGTTTCTTTCATAATCTGAGCATAGAACTCACGCTCGAAAGTACCAACAGAGGTGGCAAGCGGCTGACCTGTTTCAACAGCGAATGCGGAAGCACCGATACTTACTTCAACTCCGGTTGCAATGTTTCCTGCTGAAATCTGTGCAGTCATTGTCGGGGAGTTGGTGTTGTAACGGGTAAGGGTCAACAGCGGAGGAGATGCGGAAGAAATTGATACGATACGGGCTTCTGTGAAACCTGTGATGGTATCTCCAAAGAGTACGGTAAAACCTACCCTTGGGTAGTAGTTACCGAGAGTGTCAAGATCGTCTGCATCCAAGGTGAATGAAGTCTGATCTGCGGATATTGCGGTTACAGTTCCAATTTTAATGGTTCTGTGGGTGTATGCCTGTTCTTCTGCTGTCAGTGTTTCGTTGGAAACCATGATGGAACGACCTGCTGCTTTACGCAAAAGGTCAACCATATTGAATCCCTGTCCATAGGCGTGATAGATGCCCTGCATGATAGAGGGCTTAAACTGAAAGTCATGGATAGACCTGATTCCGGCAGTTGTGGCACTGGCGATTGCCTCATTGTTTACGGCCATTGTTTTAGAGTTTTAGGTTATTTACCGAGTTGTTTTAAAAGTTCGTTCTCTGCTGCTTCTTTAGATGTGTCCATCCTTGATTTAGCGGCTTTTGCTTCGGCTGTGTTTGCCGGGCTTGAATTGTGAAGTTCACGGAATGTGGCCTCATCCATTGCGGCAATTTTGTCCTGAGCATAGCGTTCCATGATTGCTCCTAAATTCTGATGGAGATAGGCTTGCTTTACTTCATTGACAAGTGCTGCCTTAGCATTGTCATTGATCTCAGTGCCATTCTTTGCAAGAAAGTCAACGGTGTCGTTAACCCTCTTGGCAATGTCAGCTTTAAAGGCATCATCAATAGCATACTCAAAAAGCACTTTATCACCATTGGTGACTTGTACTTTATCAAGTAGCGATGGTAACGCTTCCACAATCGGTTTCCAACCCTGCTTCAATCCATCCTGCAACTGCCTTAGTTCTTCGGACTTCTTTGTAGCAAGTTCATTTGGGTTAACCGCCTCCGGTAGCGTAACGCTATTTTTAATTTCAGAGAACTCTCCTTTTAGTGTCTTTGCTTCCTTGCGGATAGCATTTTGTTTTGCTGGAGTTAAACTGTCAAATTCTTCTGACAGGTCAATACCGTATGTTTCTTCGATGTCTGCTATTGCATCGGTGTCTGATTTATAGATGTCGCCATCTTTTAACCTTCTGCCAATGATAAGCGTTTCAATCGGTGAAAGTCCTTCAAGGTCAGAAGAAACAATTTTGCTTACAACTGCCGGGTCAAACTCAGGGTGCTTGATTAAAAGCTGTTCCCGGATGTACCCATCTTTGTTGGCAAAGTATTTCAAAGGGTCAACTGATGTTGACAACTCTGCCGCTTTTGCTTTTGCTGCTTCAAGTTCCTGCTGTGTCTGAGAATACTTCTCCGGCAGGTCTTTCAACTCATTGTACTTTGTGTAAGTAGTTTTCAGTTGTTCTTCCGCTTCTTCCTTTGTTGCTGCTGTTAAGCCAAAGGTTGTGTTGTAATGCGCCAAGATGTCAAATGCGGGTGCTTCTACTTTTTCTTCGGCTTCCCCATCAGTTTTTGCTTCTTGGGTTTTGCCTTCATCACCTTTATTCATCCTTTCGGCTTCTGCTTCAATTTGTTCCTGTAGTCCCATGTTATTGTTGTTTTTGTTTGCAAAGATATGAATTATTTTGACTTAGTGTATAATGTACACTTACACCTGTGGTGCTGGTGCTTGTTTCTTAGCCTCATCCTCTGCCTGTTTCTGGTCAATCAAAGCCTGTGCTGTCATTATCTCAACCTGTGCCTTATTCTTGTCCGGATTAAGCATGTGAATCTGTATGAGGGCTTTTATTGCCTCTGTCTCCCGATCTTCAATGCCCTTTACCCTGATCTTGGTAAGTTCTCCCATGATCTCGTCATTCTTCTGAGCAAGTGCGCCTTCCTGCTGTATTTTAGCAGTACGTTCAGCATATTCCTGCATTTGCTCTGTCCTTCTCCGGATAGAACTTTCAAGTATCATCTCTGCAAGTTTCAGAGATCCACCACCATTGATAATAGAAAGTATTTTGAAGTAGTCGGCCTCTGTGATTCCAGGTTGACCATTCCTGCCACTCTGTAAACTGATCTTAGCGGATTCAAATATTTCCCTACGTTCAACATCTGTTGGCTTGGCTTCAAGTCCTATGTCGAATTTAGCATTTCTTTTTGCAGCAATTTTCAGAACTTCAACACCACGTTCACCAATCAACTCAGAATATGACTTCTGATATTCTTCGTCATATCTGATCTTGATAAGAATGGAGTGCATCATTGTTTTTGCCACCCGTTCCTTCATATTGATTATTCCATCAAGAATAGGGCGCAAGGTATCATTGGTTGCAGCAACAGCCATTTCCTGTGTTGCTACAGGGGTGTTCGGGTCTGTGCTTGAGCCAAGGGAAAGAGGGTTTATACCTGTGATGAACTCAACCATTTGGATATTGAACAAGAACCCTTCACGAATTTCTTTGAGCATACCACCAATGCCACCTTTCAACTCATAAACAGGCAGGTTTGAGTTTACTATCCTACCCCTTGTGTCTGTTTGTTTGAAAATAAGAATCCCTGTGTCAAGAAACCTCTTTATGATTTCTTCCTGACTGGCCTTTAACCCACCAAGGGAAAGTGATGAAATAGCATCGTAGTTGATGGCATACCCTTGGTTCACTGCCTGAGCAAGTGCGTTCTGATACTTCAACCACAATATGTGGAAGTTGTCATAAATAGGAATAAGTTGATCAGTGATTGACTTCCCATCCAAACGGACAAAGTGGTAATTAAGCATTACTCCACGCCCTTCTCTGATGTAGTCTGTTTCTTCCCCGATATTGAAAACAATGTCAGTGCCAACAATCCATGAACCTTTGTACAGTTTTTTCAGGTCTGTAATTCTTGTTTCTGTTTTGTCGTTGTTGACGTTTCTTGTTCCGTATGGCTGACGAATGATTCTCTTTCCACCGTATTCATTGGTGCGTACCATGTCCTGACGGCTGTCGGTGTCAATCCAGTTACCTTCAATTACTGCTACTTTAAAGAAATCGTACTTGAATGTGCCGTTGTCGTTTATCTTGTCATAGGAAGCCCAATCGTCAGGCGATGGATTACCATTATATCCTGAGAATGATTTGGCTGCATTTCTTAGTTTATCCCTATCAATTCCCAACTCAAGCAGTTCGGATACGGTATATTCTTCTACATGGAAAGCCCATTCTGAATCCTGGTGATCATGGTATTGTGAAGCCTGTATTGAAGCGTATTTTGGATTTACATATTTTAACTTTACAAGCCCTGATAAATCATCGTAATAGGTCTTTGAGCAAATTACATTAATGTCAATGAAGTCTTTGATAGCTTTTTTCTTAATCTCTTTCCATATTGACTTTGTAAAAGACTTTTGTATTGCCTGTTCGCAGTACATGGCATATTCAGGTTTGAATCCACCACGTTCCCGGTACAGCATCATTTCTTCCCTTGTTTCCGGCACATAGTCGGGTTCCTGCATTTCTACACCGGCAACTGCCATGTATTTTTTCAGAAACTCAGCATCCTGCTTGGTAGCCCATAGTTCAAGTTCTTTGTCCTGTACATCTGATTTGGAAACGGGGTCTGACGGATCGCATACAATGTCGTATTCAGCCCTCATAAACATTCCCTGTAATTTGGATGCAAGTTTAGGGGCAGGGGAGATTACTTTCCACAGGACATTCATAAATCCAGTCCTTTTCTCAGATCGCCTATGAGTAAAGCCACCACGACCATCTACATCTGAAACAGCCTGTGATGCTATCGGTGTGCCTTTCTCCTTGCTGAAATATGTCTTGTAAATATCCTCAGACTGATTACCGTCACTGTACCTTCTGAGTGAATCGAAGTCCATAGCGTAGTCATATGGTATCCACGATATACCCCT